CTTTTGGGTCATACCCCATTGCAACTAAATCTGAACGAGTAACTAATTTTCTATGTGCAACAAAATCAGCTTCCTCAATTGTCACAGCTCTTTTATCAATTAAGAATTCTTCTGGAGCTACATTTTCTATTTTTATTTTAGAGTAATCTTTTGTGCGTTTACATTTTATATTGTAATAAACATTAATGATTGGAGGTGTTTCCATCATCATTGGCATACCCATTCCATCCATTATAGGTTGACCCATTTGGTCTACTGCTGGTTGTGGGTCTTGCTCTATAACTTCCTCATATTCTTCTTGCTCAACAATTTCTACTTCCTCGTCTTGCATAATCATGGTCAGCTCATCTTCAGTAAGCATCTCATATTTTTCTTTTGTTGTATCTTTCTTGTCATCCCAATATGCTTTTACTACACTTACCTTCTGGCATAATGCATCCCAGAACCAAGAGTTCATTACTTCAAAGCCATTGTTGTCTTTATAAAATACATGGTTAGCCATTATGGTAGCTTGTTCAGCTAATTCAGCATCACCTTCGTTTACTGGCTCAAACACAACAGCATCATTACTTTGGGTAAACACCTTCATAATTTGTGGCAGTGCACCATCTACAACTTCAGCAACCTCACCAGTGACTATCTGACTACGACCTTCTACCTCATTGCCGTAAGGTTCTCTCATATATGCTTCCAGACTTTGCTGTCTTTCTCTGGATGTTTCAGTTTCAATAAACCCTAAACTGTCATCAATGTGTGACTCCACGAGATTTAATAAATCTCTGTTGTCATCAGAATTAGCGTTCATTTTTTTCTTATCGTATGCCATTTATACTATCCATGATTTGTTAATCTCTAGTGGTTGATCCCAAGATGAATCATCGTTACTCATTGCATCTACAACTGCACAAGTATATCGCCAAGCATCAGCACCATGACTGTATTCATCATGCAAAGGTGCTTGTGGTTCTTGCGTTGCTTGGTTAATGCTTCTTCTATAATTCTTTAAACACTCTATTAATCTTTTTGTTTTATCCTGATCAAAGTAAGCTCTCTCAAATGTCATCCTTGCTAACTTAATACCAGTCTCTATATTTGCTTTAGGTATAACTTCTGTTTGCCAGTTAAGTCGCTGCATAATTTCTTCAGCAGATGTTCCATACTTAAAGTCTTTGTTCCTAGCATCATGAGGTAGATACATCGTACCCCAGTTGTGTCCTAACTTCTTTAGTTGATCCGAGTAGCTATCTAAAGTCCTGTGGTCATCTTCTATATAATCTATGATCCTTATCTCGGACAAATTTCTTTGACATAAAATAATAGACATAGAATCATTCCATCCTAGATCCATAACTATGTGAGTCTTTAGTAAGGCATCTGGATGTACAGTAGTAATCCTTCCAGACTCTTGTGCTTGTCTTATCTCATTGTGATAGATAGCACCATCAGCAGCAGCTTTAGTATCACCTTCCCAAATGTTTGCATAATCTTCAGCGTTGTGATTTCTACAGCGTTCTCTTTCTATCTCTAACACCTTTGGAAAAAAAGGATTGTCAGTGTAATTAACTTTTTCTATTCTAGCGTTGTTAGGTTTATTAATAATAAATCTTTTGTAGGTATCATCTGTATCCATGTAAGGATTAAATGTTACCCAGATCTCACTATCAGGTTTCCTGATCGTAGGTATTAAGATGTCCCATGATCGTTTACTAATGTTCTGTGCTTCCTCACACCAGACTATATCAACTCCCTCAAAGGATTTAATACTTTCTACTGTATTTGTAGCAAGTCCTGCAAAGTTAAACTCTGTTCCATTCTTACCTCGTATAGCGTTCTCTACGACTTCGTAGAACTCACCTAGACCTAATGCTTGTATCTGATCTTTTAACAGCGTGTGCACTGATTGCTTAATAGACTTCTGGACTTCCCTAGTACATAAAACTCTTAATGGTTTTTCTGTACCCATCATTAGTAGAGCTCTTGCATAACTCCAAGACTTACCTGAACCTCTCCCACCATAAGCTACCTTATATCGGTGTGGTTCAAATAAAAACTTTAGCTTACTCGGAAACTTTTGGGTCGGCTGCATCTACAAATTCTATTTTAAGGTTAGACTGTAATGATCCATCACTGGATGTTATATCTGTTTGACTTTGAACCTTGCCCTCTAGTCTTTCTAGGATTACTTCACAAGCTTTAATATTTCCATCTTCAGCAGATGCTACTAATGCTTCCATAACAGTTCTAGCTCTTTTAGCATCATCTTGAGTAACAATTCTGTTCAGAGTTTCTTTTAGTAACCTATTCTTTTTACTAGAGTTTGTATTTCCTTTGTTAGCTATTGCAGCTTTCTCTCTAGCTAATGTTAATTGTTCTTCTTTAGTCATTATTATGCAACTCCGTTGTGGGTCATTGCTCCTTAAAAGTTTTTTAAATAGTTAAACATTATCCTTTTATTGTAGTCGTCTTTCATAGCTTCTGCTGTTACATCACCACCAAACATATTACCTAATAACCCTTCTACAGAATAAGTTGTGTTGTATGGATCTTTGACAATGTTAGCATTAATATTATTATTATTGTAGCCAAGTCTTTTAATTAGTTCGTCATTAGCTGTTTTTGTCATGCCACCAGAAAAGTTTCCAGCATTAGCATTTATAGATTTTTGATATTTATCCATAAACCCAGACAAGTTTATATTGTCATTACCCATTGAAAGACCTGCTCTTGGATTTATTCTGTTTTGTTCGTTAGTTGGTTGATATGATCCACCAACCATAGCATCAAAATAGCTGTTACCTAAATCAGTTCTGTTTGAAAAATTTGCACTTGCTGTTGGGTCAATTAAATTTGCACCTAATTCTAGCTCACCACTGTTTGGGTACATATCATAAATGTTTATTGTTTTATATCTATCAGCCATTTTTTAATTGTTTCATCCTATATAGTCTTGCTTCTTCTGACAAATACAACCATTGAGCTAGGTCATCATAGTCTCGTTTACATGAAATGCATCTAGCTACCCCATCCTTTTCCTCAATAATTCTACAAACACCATTGCAAGGACTACTTACCACTTAACTTTATCTGCCCAATATGCTGCTGACATTTTTCCTTTTGCAATATTTTTACCATGTCTGGCTTTAAATGACTTTGCTCTGTTTGTCATTTTTCTATCACCAGTAACACCTTGTTGACCAAATCTAATTGTTTTAACTTTGTCTCCATCTTTAGCTACTACTACATGAGATTTTGTTTTGTGGCTTGGAGTTTTTTTTGGTTTATTAAATCCAGATACACCTGCTCTTTCAAGTCTTGGGTCTTTTATCATAATGGAAACTTTTTAGCTCTTTGTTTTACTTTAACGCAACTATCTTTTCCGTTTTTTGTTCCATTAAATCTGTAACCTTTCCAACACGCTTTTCCATCAGCACCTTTTTTCTTGGCAGTCATACACAATCTCCTATAGACTCAAACCATCTGCGTAATTCTTCATGTTTATCTTGTAAGGTTTTTTGTTCTTGTTCTTCATCTTTTTTTTCATTACACATTCTCTACTTGCGTACATTTCTGTATTCGTAAGCACCCCAGATCAATAATAAAATATTCAAAAAACTTTTTGTTTTTAGAGTCATCCATCTTCATATCTTCATACCACTCTACTCCAAAGTGACATCCTGCAAACCAGTGCCATGACCACATATTAATTACCTCCAAAATAATCAAACAAACCTTTAAAATACTTCATAGGTTCTATTTTTCCTTCGCCCATATTTCCTCTTGTATTGTAATAAGTATTTTGCATTTCATTAAACATAGCAGGGTCATATTCATTTAAATATTTCATATATGCTTCATCTGTATTAAACATAGGCATATTGTTTTCATTTACTGGAATAGGCAATCTATTACGACTTTGTAGTTGTACAGCGTCATAAACTGCTTTTCTGTTCATTTCACCAGTTTTACCTATACCCATAGGAGGTAGTTGCCCTGTTTGGCGATACATTGTTGCTGCCATAGAAGGATCAAAAACATCAACCGTAGGTACTTGTGGTAGTGCTGGTTTACCTAATAAGTTTGCTAACATTCTCATTTCTTGTTCATTGTAATTTGGCATACTTTACTTGATCCTGTATTTTTTAGAATTAGTTTTTAACAAAAAAAATGCCACCGATTAAAGTGGCATTACAAAGGAGTGTGAGAAAGTTCAAGACGAACTTATCCCAACCCTCCGATTATAACAAAATTTCTTCTAGTAGACAAGCCACCAGTCCTACAAGACCGATGGTTGCAAATAAGTCAAATAAAAATTCCATTATTTGCCTCCTTTGATAACACTTTCAAAAGTGTCTTTGTTAATAAAATCTTTGAGGTTATCAAACTCAAACTTGCCACCATTAAGAAGGTTAGCAAAAGCATTTGCAGACATATCAGGTCTGTCGCTTATGAATCTTGCTACCTGATCTTTAGTAATCAGGTAGTCGTTTTTGTGAAGTTTTGTAGTATCTATCATTATTAAGCTCCTTTGTTTAATAAAGCTGCTTGAACATCATACTCACAGCCTAGTTTTTCGTTATATGCATTGCCATTTAAAACCATGTCTACGCTAACTAAAAAATAACCTTTTGACCAAACATTTTCTCCATCTGTAAACCATTTTTTATTTCTACCTGTTTTTAAGCTAGGTACTTTAAAAGTTGTTACAGGAAGGTATAGTGCTTCATCTTTTTTTGCTTTCCAAAATTCTCTCATTTCAAGCACTGCTTTGTTGTAAGGTTTTGCAAGAAGAAACTGTGATCTGCAAAAATCTCTGTATGCTTGATCTTCTGTAATTAAAATATTGTTATTCATTATTTGTCTCCGTATTTTGTCATGATTTCATCATCGGTAAGATAATAATCTTCTATGCCATTTGTAAGTGCATCACATTGTTTTTGAGTAAAAATGTACTCGTCAACAAGCACTTTTTGAAGTTCGCTGTAGGTTTTAATAGTGTCAGCAAGTTCCTTGCCAATAAATTTTTTTAATCTAGGAATCTCAAACACTGTAGATAATAAATAGGTGTCGGATTCATTTCTTATGTCAGTCATATTCATTATGCCACCTCCTTTGTGTCAAAGAGTAATCCTACTAATTCCTCTGGTTGTACATCTAACACTTTAAAGCCATAACCAGTGCTATAGTAAACTCGTTTAGTTTTAGCAGCAATAATGATGTCGCCTTTGCTAATACTAGCAAGACCTTGCTCTGGATTGTCTATAACAATGTCAATTTGAGGATGGTTGTAACGATCAATGTCAGCGTTGCCAAGAGCTACTACTTCAGCTAAACCATCAGCTTCAAAGTTAGCAACATGATCATAGTCATGAATTAAAATGTCTTGATCTAAATGTCTAGCGTGTCTAGCAACAGCATCATGACCTTTTTCGTTGATTAAATCTACTTCTGCATCTGTTAAGCTAATTTGTAAAATGTGATATTTCATGGTAAATCTCCTTTGTTGTTTGTGCATTAATTATATCAAATACACACCTTTGTGCAAGTAATTTGCACATTAATTACAACTTTATTGATTTATTTTACTTATCACGAAAGATCAACTATCTTGGAGGTATATCTGCCATTTTTTTCTTTCTTCCATCCTTCTACTAAAATTGTCCACCCTGCATCTCGTATAAAGCCGATAGAGGGACTTTCAGAAATTTTCTTTACCCTAGCTCCAATGTTGCTATAACTTGTTACCTGTATGGCTATGGTGTCCCCTTTGTGTAATGCAAGGATGTCTATTATCCCAAAGAGGTCTTTCCTTCTTTTGCTAAAAGCACACCATTTTTCAGTGACCTCTACCAGATCGTAATTTTCTTTTTTTAACCTAGCTAAAGTTCTTTGAGTAGGACTAGTCTTTGCCATTGTCTTTTTCT